TCGAAACATAAAAGGGGCAGCAAATGCTTCTTCAAATGCTACTAAAAACTTTTCTAAAATGGCACAAGGCACAGGAGGCCTTGTAGCTGCTTATGCAACTCTTGCTGCAAATATCTTTGCAATCTCTGCTGCTTATAACTTTTTAAAGAAAGCCGGCGATTTACGAGTATTAAGAGAAGGTCAAGAACTCTATGCTGCAACCACAGGAACTTCTTTAAAAGTAATGACAATGCAACTGCAAAGTGCAACCCAAGGATTATTAAAATATACTGATGCGGCACAAGGAGCAGCAATAGGTACTGCCGCTGGTCTAAGCTCAGATCAACTAGCAGGTTTAGCAACTGCAGCTTCAAATGTATCAAAAGCTTTAGGAAGAGATTTGACAGATTCCTATAATCGTTTAATTCGTGGTGCCACAAAGGCAGAACCAGAACTCTTAGATGAGTTAGGTATTATTTTAAGACTAGAAGTAGCGACACAAAAATATGCGGACAAACTAGGAGTCGCTGCAAAAGATCTAACCGCATTTGAAAGAACACAAGCAGTAACAAATGAGATTTTAGACCAGGCTAATAGTAAGTTTGATAAGTTCGGGGACATAGATGTTAGTGGTATAGAGCGTTTAGCCAAAGCCTTTGATGATATAGTAAATAGAATAATGGCAGTAATAGAACCCTTATCTTCCTTTATTGGTAATGTTATGACTGATAATGTTGGAGCCTTAGGAGTAGCTTTCGCGGGCTTAGGAGCTGGTATAGTTCGTAGTATAACTCCAGCAATGCCCGCTTTACAAGGTGTAGATACGTCTAGTCAAGGAATAGCTCAACGGATGGCCAAGTTTAACCCTGGAGGAGAAACCGGAAAAAAGATTCAAGCAGCAGCAGAGGGAAAAGGGGATTTAACGAAAGGGGATATAAAGAGATTCGAAGATGCTATAAATAAAAAGAAATCAATAGTATTAGATTATGAAAGAACTAATCAGAGAGAAGCTAAGAAAACTGCTCAGATAGCTAAATTAGCTATGGCGGAACAAGAAATGGCCACTCAAACTGGATTAACCAAAATGAGAACGAAATGGCAAATCTATTGGGGTACTCTGATAGCTGAACACGGTAGAACTATGGGTATTATGAAAGGGATAACCATGGGGTTTACAACAGCTGTTGGTAAAGTTTTGGGAGCCGCGGGATGGATAGGTATGATTATTTCTGCAGGTGTTCTTTTAAGATCCCTATACCAAAAAGTTTTTGGAGATCAAGAAAGATTAGCAAATCAGAGAGTGATAGCAGATGTTAATGACGATATTGATAAAATGACGAAGGCTATTGATCAAGCTAGAAAATCCCTGATATCTACCGGAAACTCTTTTGATGATTTTGGTAAAAGAGTTAAAAACTCTATACAAGCAGTTTATAGAGAGCCTTTAAGAAGGTTAGGTCAGATGGATCTAGCAATGGCGAAGCAACTTGATACTATGAAAAAGCTTTACCGGTATCGGGCAGAACAGGAAGCACGTATAAGGAGAACTGAAACAAGCCGTGCGTCTAATGTTGGTACTGGTGGCATATATATAGCACCTATAATGCAGAGGAAAGGAGGTGAGATATCTGGCAATAAAGCCTCAGGCATGTCAGAAGACGAAATAGCAGCCGCCGAGTCCTATTTTAATCGATTAAGAGATAGCATAGCTGGGTATACTAAGGTTTTTAAAGCAATGCTGGCGGAAGAACAATATCGCTTAACAATGATGAGGGCAGGAACTGACCAGTATAAAGATCAAGTAGGTAGAATTAACCAGCTTTCTGATGCACTTGACTTAACTACAGATAGTTATGCTAAGAGTGAAGAAGGAAACGAGAAATTAAGGGGCGCTGCCGAAGAGGTAAATTCCATAATACAAGTCCTAGTAAAAACTTTATCTTCGGGAGAAAGAGCCTTTACAAAATTTGATCGAGCAAATCAACAAGTAATATTTGGATTTAAAAAGTTTAGCGAGGCTCTCAGCAGAGTAGCTAGTTTTACTACTCCCTTTACTCCTATGATCTCAGGGTTGAAGGAAGTATCCAAAGGACTGGAAAAAGTAGAAACTTTATCCGAGATACTTAAGTTTGAGCAGGAGTATTCGGGTGGCGAGTTAGAAAAAGTAGTACAAGGTATAATGGGAATGAATTTTATTTTGCCAAAAACCGAACAGGGATTTGAAAAGCTCAAAAAGCAAATAAAGGATATGTTAGTTACCTATGAAGAATTATCCAGACAATCTCTAGTAGAAAAAAACAATATAAAAACAAGAATTGAAATACAAAAAAGAGGACTACCTCCTCTATTAGCAAAAGAAGTTGAAGATAGGGGTAAAATAGATTTAAAAATTTCTGCAATAAGAGATACAGAGAGGGAAATTATTTCATTTTTAGAAGCAAAAGACACTTTAAGCACTGAACAGATACAAAGTTATAACTCACAACTACAAGTTCTACATGCACAAAAAGAGACTCTTGAAGCAATGGTTAGTGACGGGTACGAGCTTCAAATGGCTATGGCTTCAGGGTTTGAGACTAGTTTTCAGAAAAACTTTACAGACTTCTTAAAGGGAGATGAATCTAGTATAAAGACCGCTGTGCTCGGTATAGCAAAGGGCACACTAGGCGCTGTTGTAGATAAGTTTTCAGAACAAATAACTAAAAAAGTTAGTAATGTATTTTTTGGTAAGTCTGAAGCGCAAAAGCAAGCAGATCTTATAAGAGAAGCCCACGTTGAAGGTATTATAGAAGGGTTTAAAAAGGTAAAAGATGATGGACTCTCCAAAGAAGAATTAGATGGACAAAACGGTCTTCTTACTCAATTAAATCGCACGAAGGAAGGAAAAGCATTAGCGGTAGGAAAAGATTTAGAAGCGATAGGCGGAACAAACCTTAAAATGCCTACTGATGCCGATAAAAATAAAAAAGGTGCTGGTCTATTAGAAGAAGTAGCCGTATCAGCTCAGAGTCTTAAAGGAGGTGGAAAGAAAGCAACTGGATTAGCTGGAGTACTAGGTAACTTTACAGAAAGATTAACCGGATTATTCGATGGAGATGCACCCTTTTTAAATAAATTAGGGAGCTTGTTTTCAGGACTTCTTACTGATTTTGGGGGTGTTTTTCAGAATCTTTTCTCCGGATTAGGAGGAATGTTTGGAGAAGGAGGCTCAGGATTAGGAGGATTAGTTAGTTCTGCTATTGGGCTATTCGGCTTCGCAAACGGAGGTATCGTAAAAGGCGGCTTCCGTAAATACGCAAACGGAGGAATTGCAAAAAGTCCTCATCTAGGAATGATCGGAGAAGGAAAATATAATGAAGCTGTAGTTCCATTGCCGGATGGACGATCAATTCCTGTTACAGGAGGAGTACCTTCAGGAGATAATAATGTTACTGTAAATGTAGCTATTGATAACAAAGGTGGGGCAACCTCAGAAACTAGTGCGGATTCTCCAATGGGAGCAGATTTAGGAAATTTAATTGCAAAAGCAGTTCAAGAAGAATTACAATATCAAAAGAGAGCAGGCGGAATACTTAATCCGTATGGAGCAGGATAATGGCAATTGGATTCCAAATTTCAGGTACTAATATTACTACAGCAACTATTGTTCCTGATAAAAGTTTAAAACGTAATTCAAAACCAAATGTTAGATCCGCAAAATTTGGAGACGGGTATGAACAACGTTCCAGATCAGGACTGAATTCTATAGAAGAGGTTTATTCAGTTACTTTAACAAATAAAGCCAAAGAAACTGCTGATGATATTTTAAAGTTTTTTGATGATAAAGCTGGAGTTACAAGTTTTGATTTTACTATTCCAGATACAGATAATACTACTACAACCGGAGAAAAAACAGTAAAAGTTGTATGTAGTACTTGGAATGTGCAATACGCAAGCGGAAATCATTATACTATAGGTGCAACATTTAATCGAGTTTATATGCCATGACACAAACTAATCTGATTTCAACAGATGTACAAAGCTTAGAGATAGTTGATGCTTATGTAGATTTGTTTGAATTAAATTACAGCGATACTACAACCTTGTACTTTCATTCTGGAGTATCCGCAGACGTTAGAGTACTTTCGTTTAATTCAACTAATAATCGAGTTTATTTAAATTCTAAACAAAGTATTGCGGATGGTACAACTTTAACCTTTACAGGAAAAAATGCGTCAACAGGAGTCGTCACCACCATAACTGGTACTGTTAATGGGGCTACTACTAATTCACAACAAGTAGTATTAGACTCAAGCTATGGAGGAACCACTACTGCAGCAACAGGATGGAGAGGTGTAATTGAAGTAGGATTTATAGTAACAGGTACAGGAATACGAAATGACGCGTATGGAGAAGTAGTTTTTAATAGAAATGTTTACTATGGCTTTCCTATTTTAATGGACGGTGTGGAGGTTCAAAGTGATGGTGCTATGAATCGTCCAACATTAACAATGGCTAATGTAGAATCTATACTACGAACAAGTTCTACTTTTCAGAATGCTTTTGACGCGGATTTTGCTACAGGACAAACTCCTGCGGGGATTTCTGGCTTCAATGCTGACAAGTTAGTTGGAAAAAGACTCACACGACGAAGAACCTTAGAAAAATATTTGAATGTTAGTCAAGGTCGAGATGCGGATGCTGCAGCAACAAAAGATATAATTGAGTTACCAAAATCAGTATATGTTATTGATCGAATCGCAAGTATTGATAGTTTAGTTGTTACTTTTGAACTTGCTTCCCCTTTTGATTTGGCAGGTATGAGAATACCTAGACGAGCAGTAATTGGTAAGTACTGCAGCTGGATTTATAAGGGCAAAAAAGATATAACTCAGGGTGGTAATCTCACAGGAACAGTTCACAATAGTGGTAGTGCCTCCGCTACTTTAACAGGAATAGGTACCAACTTTACAGATGAAGTAGCTGTCAATGATTTACTTTTAATTGGTTCAAAATACTTAAGAACAGTCAAACAAGTCACAAATGATGATACTTTAGTTTTATTAAGTAATGCTCCAGCAATAGCTCAAAGTGGTGGGGGAAGTGCCACTATTGAAGCAGGACCTGTTACTTTCTCTATTGCAAAAAGGATTAATAAAGGGGCATGTTCTTGGAGAATAAATTCAAGTCTAAAAAAACTAATTGTGACTACAGAAGCAACTATGTACGGGTATATAACCGTTAATGACGAACCTTTAGTACATAAAGGTATAGCTTATGATTATAATAGTGGAAACGGAACATGGGATGTAAAAAGCTCAGCAGGAACAGGTGAAGTAGTTCCTTCAACTTATTTAGAAGGAATGACTACTACCACGGGATCAATTTTTAGATATACTACTGATGGCCATGAACATTTATGGCTATATACGGGGGATGATACTAGTAATCTTTCTATAGAGCCCGTAATTGGTAGTGTTAATTGGCAGCTACTCAGAACCTATACATTATGGACTGATAGAGCTTTTTCTATTCAAAGCGATACTTTAAATAATGATTATGTATTATATCCTTATCATTCAGGAAGTACAGAAGCTTCTATAGGTTTTGTTGATACTTCTACTATTTGGAGAAATACTATTTCTCTTGCTGCAGGCAGCGGGGAAGCCCCTCACAAAGACTCTTTATTTTGGGCACCAGGAGATGTTTGCGGAAAAACACTAAGTTCTTGTAAATCAAGATATCAATACCAACCAAGAATAGTGGGTACGGACGTCGGAGTTAACCAAGTCGGACAAAAAACCCAACCAGCGGTAGAGAAAGATACAAATGCTCTTCTACCTTTTGGAGGGTTTCCTGGAAGTAGAAAGTTCAGATAGTGAAATTTTTAGACGAAATTCAAGAACATTTTGAGAAGGAGTACCCAAGAGAAGCATGTGGTATTTTAGGAGTTGTTAAAGGAAAGAAAAAGTGGTTCCCTTGTACCAATATTGCACCAGATGACGAAGATTTTATTATTGATTCAGATGAATATTTAAAAATATCAAGAACATCAGATATTACAGCAATAGTACACAGCCACCCAGATGCTCCAGCAGCAGCTAGTGAAACAGATAAGAAGTATTGTAATGCTCTAGGTATACCATATTATATTTTTAGTTATCCAGAAATGGATCTGAACATAGTATCTCCAAATAAAAATGTAACAGAATTATATGGAAGAGAATACGAATTTGGTGTAACTGATTGTTTCGAAGCATTAAGAGACTATTTAGAACAGCAGAATATTATTATCCCAGCTAGATTAATGTTTGAGGATAATTGGTGGGAAAAGGGGCTGGATTATTTTACAGAAGAAGTCATAAAGGATTGGAGTCATTATCCTGTAGAATTATCCGATATAGAACCAAACGATGTTCTAGTATTTAAAATTGGAGCAGACAAAAATAACCATTGTGGAGTCTATTTAGGCGATGACATATTTTATCACCATGCTTATAATAGATTATCATGTAGAGAAAGTTTATACCCAATATGGTATAAAAGTATAACAGGAGTTTACAGGTATGCTGCGTAACGTATATTTAGAGGGGGAACTGCAGACTAGATTTACTAAAAGTTTTTCTGTGCAGGCAGAGACTTTACAAGACGTTCTTCGATGCGCGGATGCAAATTTTGATGGATTTAGAAAATATTTAATAGATGCAGCGGAAGAAGATGTTGGGTTCACTATTGATGTAGCCGATGATAAAATAGCTTATGAGGAGCAAATGCTAATGCCTTTAAAAGCAGGGGATATTACAATAGCACCTGTAGCGGCAGGATCAAAGAGTATAGGTAAAATAATTGCTGCAATAGCAATCGCTTATATAATTGTACAAACCGGTGGTGCTGCTGCTCCTGCCGCTGCTCCTGGAGGAGCTGCTGCGACTGGAGGCTTAACAACTACAGCCCAGATTGGAACTGCGGGTCAGTTAGGCGCCAGCACAATGTCTGTAGCCTTACCTACTATCCCGGCACCAACAATGACCTTAGGACAAAAATTTGCTGCAGGAATGGCAAAGATGGGGTTCAAAGGAAAACTACTGGGCGGTTTATCCCTTAGTTTAGGTATGCAAGGATTAAATGAACTTATGGCTCCGGATCCCTCGGGAGATGGTG